GCCCAACCCAACCGTAGATGCCGTACCGCTGACGCCGGTAATCGCATAGCCCGCTGCCAGTAACGTGCCAACAGCACCCGTGCCCGCAAGGCCCGTGACCGCAACATTGGCCGCAGCAGCGATACTAAGTGAGCTAACCGCGCCCGTACCTGCCAACCCCGTAACCGCAACATTGGCAACACCTGTGGCAACCAACGTACCGACAGCGCCGGTACCTGCAAGGCCCGTGACAGCGACATTCGCCGCAGCACTGACACTAACCGAACCAAGCGCCGACGTACCGGCAAGACCGGTAAGTTCGACAGGAACCGGCTCACCCCAAGTGAGCGATCCCCATGTACTCCGGCCCCAACCTGTAATATTTGCCACATCACTCTCACTACGCTATGCGGATCACCGCGTTACTGGCGTCCGCCGTTGGGAACGTGATCGTAAAACTGCCTGCGGTAGAAGTCTTGTTACCGCCAAAATCAAACACCGCCACCGCCGGATCGCCCGATGCTGAATCGTTAAAGATCATGCAGCCTCGCGCCGTGATCGTGCAGGTACCGAAAGTTAAATCGGCAAAGTCCGTAAACGCCGTGGTGCCAGACGTGGTGGGGTCTATCCGAGTCAGGGAAGCACCCTTGGCCGTATAATTCGTACCCGTCGCTTCTTGAGAGGTGGTATACGCCGTGGTGGCAGCACTCATCGTGGCTGAACTGGTGTACAGCGCCAGATTGAATGTATTACCCCCTGAGAGTAAAAAATTGTGCTTCGCTTCCATGAGTTCTTTCTTGAAAGACGTACACATTGCTTGGGTGATTGCCATTACAGTCTCCTGATTATCGCGGCCAGATCGCTGTGGCCTTGCTGTTCCAATAAATTTCCCACCGTGCAGATATGGGATTCAATCGCCTTGTGCATGTAATCCGACAGTACCGCTTCCACCTGCTGCTTAAACACATGCGCCTGCTGCTTAATAGGCTCGGGAGCCGTGTTGCTGATACTCACAATCCTGTTGGCCGCCATGCGCGCCCATTCTTCCGGGGTGTGTCCGCGGTAATGGGTTGTCTCGACACCCAAATTACCCACCGATGTGTCTAATTCAACCTGTAACATCAGTAACTCGCCGGTTCCACCGGTCGTAACCCCGCTTGTTTAGCTGGCTTCATATCGTCTTCACGCCCATGAATGGACACCACCACGCCATCTTCCTGCTCGATGTTTGAGAATTGCGTGATCTTCAGATTGCCGTCTTCAGCATACACAACCGGCGGATTCTCCATCCGATGATACCCGTACAAACGTTTCTTTTCTGGAATATTGGTATCCAGCAACGGCGAACTTGGGGCCACGCCAACTTCCATGCCGGTCATCATGCAACGCGCCAGCCAAAACTCACAGCAGGCTCGTCCCAATTCTCCAAAGTGCATGTTGGTGGTGTAGGTGAAATCCGCGCCAAAAACACTCAACCGCTTAACCTGCTTCCACATCGCAAACGCCAGCGCGTAGGAAATGGTGTTGTTGAAATAGCCACAGCCAAGATCCGTAACGATCTCTTCCAGCGGATACAGTTCTATCGCCGGAACCCGTTCGTCCAGTTCGCATGAATACACCGGGCAGGTCAGCTTCGGCAAGGTCTTGCGCATCACTTCGGTCTGGCCCCCGGCATCCTCGGTATCGAAAAAACGCGAAGCAGGGTCCATCATAAACACCCGGTCGGCGTTGACCACCGCACACATCGAGTTCACCGCCCACACCTCGTCGTATTCTTCACTGTGCGTAATCGACAGGTGGTAATCCAACTGGCTGTGACCCAAGCCAAGCAACGCCACATGATTGAGTTCTCTAGCCATCAAGCCCGCATCGCCCTTACAGCGCCTCCCCGGTAGCTGTCGGTGGTGTTGTAGCCTTCCGCCAGCGCCTTCAGTTGCCCCACCGCTTCCTGATAACGGCCTTCATACATCTGCATCAGTTCGGCCTCACCTTTCAAGAAGCCATACGATTCAACCAAAGAGGCATACAGCAACGCCAGTTCGGCGTTATCACCGAGCCAACTGGTACCGCTGCTGGCCGCCGTGATCGATTCGGGTTTATAGAAATAATGCAGTTCAGCCGTGTAGCCGCTACCCGGCGTCGGACCTAGAATGAACGCATCGTCATCAAAAATACCGTAATACTTCGGTACCCCTGTAGTGGATGACACCGGATAAGCAGCCCGAATAAAGTTCACGTCTTTAAAAATTAGGTATTCATAACCGCTGTTGTCCAATGCCAAGCTGTATGGGGCCAGAAAATCACTCGGCGTTGCCAGATAAGCATTGCCGGAAGTCATCGTGCCCGTGGTGTTCTTGCGAAAATCAGGCAGTTGCACCGTTTTAAGAATACGGTTCTCTGCCATAGCGATGATCGTGCCGAGATCGTTAACAAACGTGGTCTCGGTTGTTTCCAGATAATCCTGAATAGCCGACTTCAAAGTTGTGTAAGTCCAAGCCATCAGCCTGTGCTCACCGTCAACCTGCCAACTTCACCGTGCATCGTCAGACCCACCGTGCGACTGCCCATAGCGGTGTCACCACCGCCAATCGGGTTCCAAGCATACAGCCTGCGGCTTTCGTCCAGAGTCGATTCCGGTCGTGGATGTCGCAACGATTGCGGATCAGATTTGTTGATAAGCCCCAACTGAAGCTGTGGCTGATCTTTGTCCATCACGTCCTTGCCCACACGCAAACCCGTGGGGCGACCACCTTCATACTGCTCCACCATGTCTTTCAACTTGTAGCGAAACCCGGTGCGGTCGCAATAACCAAACGCATATTTACCGTCGGCATAACTCATGTGAATCGATACCCTCCCGGTGTCACCCGAAACGAAGCTTTTTCACGGTCAGCATCAGCCGCCAAATTCCATTGCTCTTCGTATTCCGATTTCAGCATGGGCGCTCTTTCGGAGGCTTCGGGTCGTTTCAGGCTGATCTGGTAAGCCAGCCCGGAAACCAAGCACGGCAAGTACCGTGACGGCACGTCCATGTTGTTGGACCCCGGTGACCCGGAATCCTCGACCCGCTGCATGTAGTAGTAGCCCAGCGTGTAGGTTTCAGCACTGTCCGGCACCGGCCACAAATTGACCGCAATAGCACCGGGGTCTTTCTCCAACCAATACTGCAACGGCTTGGCTTCGGTCAGTTTATTGGATAAATGCGCGTGTTGACTGATCGAAACCCGCGTCAGCACTTGGTCGAACTGCTTGCTGGTATCACCTGAATCGGTACGGATATAGGCTTCAATGATATCAATGATATCGCTGGACAGCGCATAACGGGCCGTACCTGCGGTGATTGACGTGGTGCCTTCCTGTATGGTCCACAGGTTCAGCCCCCGGTTCTGCCATTCAAGCATTAACAAGTCAATGCTTCTTCTGGCTGTCCGGTAATCGTAACCGCTGCGAAGCTCCAACCCGGCGCGCTCGAACGATTCCTCGATCATATCCGCCAGATCGAGGGTAAAGGCATAAGTACCGCTGGTTGCCATTAACGCTTCCTAGATGGTTTTTTCTTCGCTTTAGCTTTTTTGGCTACCTTTTTAACAGCCGGTGTTTTCTTTACTGCTGGCTTCGCTTTCGGAGCTTTTGGCTGCATGTCAGACAAACGTGCCTGCGCCTCTTTCTTGGTCATCGCATCGAAAACAACCGCATCGTACCCACCGTCCACGTTCTTTGTGCCGATCTGGTAGACGGGTTCTCCCATCCTCTCAGGATGCAGCGAAGTCCCGTTCTGGAAAATCTCAAGACCACTCATGGTTATCTCCTACGAATAATGCTTCACCATCTTCAGAACCACGGTGTACGCATCACCGGAAGTATGTCCGACCGTGGTGAACATGATATCGCCCGTCACCCCCGTGCCAGCGTTGTTGTTCAACCCGCTGAACTCACTCATGTCGAGCGTGTCCGCGTAATCCGCCGGTAAGTGCATAGCCAGCACATCCGTGTCAGCATCCCAAAGCAGCTTGACACTCATGCCTAAAGTTGAAAACCACACGGACTGAATAGCCACGGTACTACAAGCACTACCCGTAACAGGGTCAGACCCCAGCGCCGAGACATCCACTTTTTTGACCGCAGATTCTCCGGTGCCATCACTGACGTTGGTGAAACTCATCACCACATGCCGAGCACCGTCCTGAATGGTTTGGCTGGTTACAGCATCTGCCATCTCGTTTCTCCTGTCTTAAATAACAGAGTGGAGGGGCGAACCCCCCACCCGGTTAATTCAATCACCGCTTACTCGAACGGTGTTGCTAACGTACCGTCACCATGAAGGAACGCTTCGCAATGCCATACCGCCGCACTGGTGGCAACCAAGCGAATCACACCACCAACCAGCCAACCCTGTGCTGCCGTACCCAAATCAATGGTGTCGTCATCACTGGCATCAGGAATGAAGGTGTTGTTGTCGGTGGCCGTTGCCGGGTCAAAGATCGTTGCAAACCCAGAGAACAAATCACTGGCGTTATCCGTGTTGATCTGACCCGCACCCGTGAAGGTGGTGCCGACGATGAAGGTGTAGTTGATCCCCGCAGCCGCCGTAGGCAGTGTCACCACAATACCCGCAGCCCTGTTCAGGGTGTAAACCGTGCCCGAATCCGTCGATTCAACGCTCTTGGTCGCAGACGTGATGCTGCTTACATTCGCGTAAGAGGAAACGTACCCCGTGGTGGTGATATTACCGCTGGTATCGATATCCAGATTGGTGGTAATGGCACCCGTTCCGGCAGTTTTGCTGATTTGCTCAAAACCACCTTCGGAACGAACCGGTCCGTTAAAGGTCGTGTTAGCCATGTCTTTCTCCTGTCGTGGCTAGTGTCTGCCGCATTATTGCGACAGTCAGGAAAAAGAGAGCGATTACTTACAAGCTATATCATCTGTCAAGTAAGCATCGCTCTCCCATATACCGAGTCAGTTATGCACCCGGTGATCCATACATCCCCAGTGGATCGGAAACGCCGAACGAATAACGCTCACGCGCCTTGTAGCGCACGTTGCCCGTATCGAAATCACCGTCCATCGAGGTTTCCAGCGAGGTACGCTCAAAGTGCTTCATACCATTCGGTACATCGGTAACGATGAACCAAGCATCCGAGTCAGTCAGATAATGATTGACCGAATACCCTTCAGGTACTGCCCCAAGACTCCGTACCGCATTGATGTCGTTATCAGCCGTCGCTACTCTTTGATCTGACTCAAGCAGTCGCGTAGCTGTAAACATCAAGGCCGGTGGCACCAACAACCGTTTCGGACGGGCTGCGATAAGAAGTCCACGCTCGTCGGTGACAGCAGCAATCGTGACGATGCCTGCCTCCAACGAGGTTTCATTCAAATCAGCCGCCGTTGCCGGACGGTTATCGTTCGTGCCTCCGCTGACGAGCGGGTGCCCGCCGCCACCGGTTACACCGTCACCCGACGCGGTGAAGAAGTTAACTCCATCCCCCGTCTGATAACTGTTGGTGAAACCGTTGTTAAGCGGATTAACGGCTTTAACCTGCTTCGTGTACGACATAGCCCGAGCGAGTGCCTTGGTGTAACGGGCACTGAGGCTGTCATAGAGGTTGTCCTCCATAGCTTCCTCGGTGATCGCAAATCCCATCGCAATCGTTTCGTGGTTATACCGTGCCGTGAAGGCTTCCTGCGCTGAATCGTAAGTGATCCCAGCCCCTTCGTCCTTCACCGGAGCAGCGTCAAACCCACTCAACTTCACCTCTTCCTCGAAAGAACGATCAGAGGACTCCGTATCATAAATAACGGTGTGCTCGTCAGCGTACTTTTCATACTCCAGACCGAACAGGGCGTTAAGCCCCGGCAGGAGTTCTTTAAGCATCTGTGCTCTTGAAATAGCCATGCTAAATTCTCCTTATATGCCTGTGGTATTGGTTAACTGATGCCCCGCATTGAAGCGGTAAATGCCATCAGTGTAGGTGTCACCCACCGAACTGTTAGGACCGTCAACAAAGTCAACGAGCCGAATCGGGAAGGTGTTGGTGGTTGCAACCGTCGAGCCATCGACAGCGTTCTTGCTCCTGCCAATGGTCGTTGATCCCGCCGTCTGAATGACGGAGAAATTAGCGCCCAAACCAGTCTGAGCAATAGCCTCATCGCTCTGCATTTTGAACAGAACGTCGGGGTCAATCAATACATAACCTGCTGCGTCTGAAGCCGCCATTGACGCAGGCCAAGTCTGATTGAACGTCATCTGAGATGTACTCGAATCGGTGTATTTACAACCTAAGAAAATTCCTATAGAGGTCAGCGCAGCGGTCCCGGTATCTTTCTCAATCGTACCGGCTGTGACCAGCTTCACAAAATCTCCATAGAATATTGCGGTGCCATACGCACTGGCAATCTTGATATGAACAACTTTTCCTGTAAAGGAGCCGCTGCTCGAACAAGTACCAACAGGTTCCGCACCATTTGGAGTTGCACTTGTAGCCATTTTGAATTTCTCCTAATTGCTACTGTTAATATTAAAAGGCGTTAGCCTTTTCCAAAGGTAGTGCGCGTACTTTTTTCTGGTCTCAACAACGGCATACGCGGATCGTTTTCTCGCATGTAATTACTGTCCACGGATTCCATTTGCCTTCGTGCAACTTCCTCAAAATGCTTTGTGCGCGCCCGCATTTTCTCTGCTGGCGCTTTACACAGAAGTAACCCGCCGACCTCAAGATTCCCATTAAACTGGGAGTTGATGTCAGGCATGATTTTCAGTTCAGGATGATCGTCCGCTTTCACGGGTATCCAGCCTTCCCTGAATTTCTTGGACACGTTGGTGTTATCAGCCTGACCCAGAACGCTAGTCCTGATCCATCTGAATATCCAACCGTCCTGCGGGTCGGGAGTCGGTAACACAGAAGAAGGAACCCAAGAGTCATCCTCTCGGACAAAATCTTCACGAGTGTCGTGAGACCTATCGGTGCGCTCATCCATTAGCCATCTCCTTAGCAAATTCTCTGGCGTACTGGTCATTTGTTAACCCCAGTCTCTTGGCGAGGGAGACCTGAGAGGACGATAGCCGCACTTTGCGTGGCCTTGCACCGTTATTCCTTGCGGACGGCGCAACAACCGACGTTGCCGAAGCTCTCTTGCCCGTCGCGGTCGCGGGTTGTCCAGTTCCGCTTTCATCCGACCAAGAGTAATTGGGAAATTGTTTCCGCATTCCCGTGTTAATGTAATCATAATACTCATCTGAGCTTGCGTCCATGTGATGATCCTGCAATGCCTGCTCATGTAAACCATAAGCCGTTGCGCTCATCAATTTTTCTTTAGGATCGCCGAACCAAGGATTTTCTTCAGCCCAAGTGGTTTGCTTTGCATCAAGCTGCGGAGCCTGTTGGGCAGCTTGCTGCTGCTGCTGATAAGCAGCTTGTTGCTGCTGCTGCTGATAAGCAGCTTGTTGCTGCTGCTGATAAGCAGCTTGTTGCTGCGCAAGCTGGCTCTGGTCAGGTAAACTTCGTTCGTATTGCGCAACTTCATTCTTCAATTCAGTTTGCGCCTGAACCATGCTCCCCTGCGCATCAACCACGTTATCGGTATTGCCTTCTTCATAAGCCTTACGATAACTTGACTTGGCGTTATCCAATGCCAACTGGGCGCGTTCTTTAACCTGCGTGATTAACGCACCCTCACCGCGCTGAATAAGAGCCTCGTATTCCCGGTTCTTACCGGCCAGT